CTACTGGGTCAGTTGGTTGTTTTTCTTTTTCTTTTTCCTTTTCAAAAAATAAAGATTTTTCATCTATTACTTGTTTTTCTATTGTAACAATTTTTCTTTCAGGAGATTGTGTATCTATTAAAATATCAGTTTCATATCTCTGCATAACCTTACCAACATCATCTAAACTTTCTTCAAGACCAACTCGTTGTGTAACATCTCTTTTTACATCTAATTGAGTTAAATAAAAATCTACTGATTTTGCTAATAATAATTTACAACTTTCTTTTATTTCGTTTTCAGATAAATCAAGTTTTGGTCTTGTGGTTAATGGTTTACCATAACTATTACTTCTTATATCAGAATTTCTATTGGTAAAATAATACCCAGAAGATTCTATAAATTTAGTATGAATTTTAGCTATGAAAGATTCAAAATCCGTAATTTTATATTCTGCTCTAAATTTATCAAACCATTCTCTTGAATATTTGTTTCTTATAAAATCTGATATCGATGTTGGTGTTATTTTATCTAAAAAAACAAATGCAGAGTTTATTAAATCATCTCTGAATTGTTGGTTTTGAATAAACATACTATATCTTTTTTCCAATTCGGTATTTGTAAATCCAGAATTTTTTATAGGAAATAATCTAACTTCAGTACGAGATGGTGATATTTCGGAAACCCATAATTTATCTTGCGGTTGTTCACTACCAACTCTTTTATTTAATAAGGTTATTTGTGTTTTAAATATACCATTATCATATCCGGCTTCTCGTAATAATCTCTCAACATCTATAAAATATTCAGATGGGAATTGATTTTTTTCAAATAATGTACCTTCTGCTACTAAAAAATAATCTCTTATATTTTCGGTAGATAATGTTACATATCTAATTAATTTATCATCCTTTTGCGGTAATTGATTATCATTGATATCATATACAATAAATTCAATAGCATCTTTATCACCAAATCCAAAAAAAGATTGTAGATTTCCTTCCTCAAAAATTTTTCTATCTTTTGAGTTAATTCGGTATCCTTTGTAATCTATAATATCTTTAAACTTCTTTACTGCCATTTTAATTTATTTTATCCACCCCATTGGTTTCCTCTTTGTTTTTGCAATGCTACCGGAATATTAAGTGTACCCATTGCTGATTTTAGAATAATATTTCCATTATACTCCGTATCTCCAGTAAATCCAAATCCTGCATTTGGTTTAAATCCATCAACCTTCCTATCAATTGTAGATACTCTAACCCCTTTATTTTCACCAGGTTTTAGAGTAAGTGGTGGTATTGAATTGAATATTCCAGCAATTGCACCATCTTGAGAGAATGTAATAGTAACGGACTCTTTTGTAAAATTTGAAATTCTTAATTCAGGACCATTAACCCAAGTTCCTCTACCATCATCTTTTGCTCTACCTCTAAATGTTAAATCAGGATATTGTTTATCGGAAATATTTGCCACTTTAGCAGCAAAATCATCAGATACTTTAAATCCTTCTTGTACCTTTGCAGCCTTACCAAATAATTCCTCTCTTAATTGTTCTACTTGCTTTTCTAATGTCTGATTTCTTGCAAATAATGAAACTCTTTGTATTGATTCTGCTGTTGCTTTTTGTATTGAATTTTGAAGTTCAATAATTGTACCAGTAACTTTAGAATTGGCCTGTTGTGTTTGGTTTTCAGCAGTTGCAACAACTAAATCTTTTCCATCAATTTGAACTATTAAACTTTGAGTAACTATTTCTAATTCAGTTACCTTTGCTCTTAAATCTAATATATCTGAATTTAATTGTGTTATTATAACATCTCTATTGGCAATCTCAACTAAGGCAGCATCATAAATTGTTTTTAAAACCATTTCAGGTAAAACCGGAGCTTCTACTGGAATTAATTCTATAATCGTAGTGTCTATTGATTTTAATAATTCCGATTCTTTATATTTCGGTCTTGATAATTTTCCAGACACAATACCATCTTCCGCAACAGAACCACTAAAGACATGGACACCAAACGAGTTCTTAGTTGTGATTGCTAATGAACCACTAACTAAAATCTGTCCAACTTTTTTTTCGTTTTTTAATCCAGTTTTTAACATTTTTAATCTTTTACAACATTAAAGGTTAATTCATCATCAAAATATTGAATATCATCGTTATTATCAATTTTAAATTCAATCTTATAAACTCTACCAGCTTCCCAATTCGAAAGATTTAATTTTATATAATTTCCATTAGAATCACAATTTATTTTTGAGTAATCACTAAATGGTATTATAATATCATTGGAAGCAAAATCTCTTATTTGATAATAGGATGTTTGTGGCAAGTATTTTATATCAGTATATCCAAATTGGTTTGTAAAAGTTTTTAAGGGATATAATTCTCTGGCAAATACTCTTATAGTCGCAGTGGTTTCTGCTTTATATTCTTTTTTTAAATTTGTAATACCTACTTTAATATTTGATGCTATCAGTTGTGTTAATGAACCCGTTATAAAAGATTGGTCATTCCAGCCTATTCTTATTTTTGGTTGATATATTGTATTAGTTTCTTTACTAAATAGTTTTATAACACCATAATCTTGCGTATCGTTTTCTAATGTATCATTAAATTTAATAATAACACCATCGTTTGGAATAGAACCACTCAACCAACTTCTTAGTAGTGGTTTTATATTCATTTCTATATCAGCAGATTGATATTCAAAATTTTGTGTTGTATTAACAGTTGTCCACCATGTACCACCTTGTCCATTATTTGGATTACTATCACTATTTGGTGCTAATGTATTTTGCAACCAATCCAATTTAGTATCTCCTTCTCTATAATTCCAAGTTACTCCCTGTGTTGAGATTTCATCAAATCTTGTACCAGTTCCCATTTGCCAACTTTGTGATATAGGATATGCGTATAATGTATATTCCAAAGGCAATTCCTCACTTTTTGTTTGTTTTAATATGAGAGTAGCATCTTCTAATTTAATAGTATTATTTACCAAAGAAGATGATAAAAATCCCACCTCAAATTTTAAAAGAGCACGTGATACATCTTTAATATTACCATAATAAACTTTGCTTATTTCTAATATTTCATCCAATCCAGTATTTTGGTTGGGTTGTTGTAGATATATCGATGCATCTTTTGATGCTGTTAGGAAATAGTATGCCATTATCTTACTCTGCCTTTTATGTCCGAATCCGGATATTTAATTTCAAAAACCGATGGGTCTAATGATGGATATACAATCTTATCTTTAGTTGCCGCTTCTATATTATATGAATTTGATGAATATTTTCCACCACATTTATTTGTTATTTTAACCATAGGTACTGATGATACTCCTTCCACATTTGCTATTAATAATTCAACTTCACTTAAATTTATTGTTTGATTGAATGTCCAATTATCTATATTGAAATATTGTTTTAGCTCATTTATACATTTCGTAAGAACTTCACTTTTATTATAACTACTAAATACGATTATTTCAAAATCAATTCCAATATTAATTACAAATCCATCTAAAAAATTAATACCATCGGTTAATAATCGGTATTCATTCATATAAGTTTTTAAATTTTCTTTAACACCTCTATTAAGATTTGTTAAATGACCAATATTATCATATCCCAACAAATATAAATTTATTGCAAATGGATTGTTTTTTTCATTTTCATTAGAAGTTTTACCTATTAAAAATTTTGTTATTTGTTCTTTTATAGATTGTTCAGTTGGCTCTTCGTCATCAGGTTTAGTTACAAAACTCATAACTAAATCCGTAAATTCTTGTAAATTATTTGGGGATGCTAATATAGATGATGGTGAATTATTATCTAATGTACCATCGGCTACTGCAAATGCTTTAGCAACTGCTCCGTATTTGGAAGGCATTGATAACGTTCTAACTTGATAATCATTTGCAGTCACCGCTCTATTTTGTGAACCAAAATTAGCTAAAGAGTTTTGTCTTATTTCTTCTAAACTTTCAGCACCTCTACCACCGGTTGCTGGTACTTCGTTATCAATTGCAATTGAATTTTTTACAGTATTATATATTGCCAATTCAGATGCGTTATATGATTCAGTATCTTCATCAAATTCAATTGTATTAACCCTTACTAATTCACCAACTGGTATATTCGATGCAACACCCCCACCAATCATATACTTTACAGTTATAGTTGTATTTGATGGAGATGTACCGTATGTTTTTGTTTTTAAAAAATTTGTTGGGTCAAATGATTCTTCCAATCTACTTATAGAATTTGGTAAACCTAATCCAACATTTTTAAGATTTGGAATTAATTGCTCATCAGATGCAGATGAATCCCCAGCACCAAATAGAATAGATGTTGTATTATTTTGATTTACTTTTGATACAAATCTTCTAGATGTTTTTATTGTTTTTAATACAAATGGTACAGTTGATTTAAACTGATATAAATCAGGATCATTTACTTCCGTATTAGGAGAATCAACAAATACCATTTCTTGTGCTAGATATGGAACTTCATACCATTTGTTTCCATTAGAATCTCTACAATCGTAAATTTGAATTACATTAGTTTCAGGTAAATCTATTTTTTGAAAAGGAGAATATGCATCAAATGTTACTTGTCTTTCTACTAATTCACCTGATAAAGCTTGTACATATTTTTTAATTAAATAAAATAGAGGCTCTCCTGTATTTGCATCTCTCTGATATATTGTTATTTCTCTACCGGTTTCATCCGAAAAATCTACTACATCAGTTGTTCTAAAAATTATACCAGCTTTTGTTGATTTACTCAACATACCTTCTTTTATTCTCAAATAATATTTTTCATCTGGTTTGTTGTTAATACCAACTCCAATAGATGGAACTAATTGATATACACTTAATGTTGTTATTGCAGGAGCTGTTACTTTAGGTCTATATCCTAAGTATTGTGATAATGCCAGAACACTTTGAGGGTCTTCCGCATAAGTCATTAATGATTCTTTTAAAGTATCATCAATATAATATGATAACGAATCACCTATATAAGATGCCATCTCAATGAACATCATACCAGGAGATGATTCATTAAAATCAGAATATGTTTTTGGAAAATAAGTTTTTGCGAATTCAATTAAATTGTTTCTAAATGAAGCAAAATCTTTATTAAGATATTTTATATCTTTTCCTTTATTTTTAAAATTTCTATTTGTAATTGTTACTGACATATTCTATTATATTATACACCTACATTAAAGGTGACTGTATTTAAATCTGGGTTTCCTAATACTCTAAATTTAATTGATACATTTACTATGTTATTATCTTTATCCAAATCAGTTGCTTCTATATCAATTTGGTCAACACTTATATATGGTAACCAATTTTCTAATGCCGATGTAACGGTATCTTCTATTTTTTCGGCTAATGCATCATCATTAAATTCAAATAATAATTCTTGAAGACCACTACCAAAATTAGGTTGCATTATTCTTTCACCCCTTTTTGTTAATAATAGATTTTTTATATTAGAACTAGCTTGCTCCGCAGTTTTAAAACTTTGATTAAACGCAGTGTTACCAATTTGGATTGGTAAAGTTATACCTATCGCAAAATCATCAAATTTTTTCGTATCTTGTACTAACTTTTGTCCTAATACAATTGCCATTATTACTTCTTAAATCTTTTTACCAATTCTGAATAATCTCTGTTAAAAGCCTTATCCAATTCAGCTACTCCAGTGTTTACACCTAATCCTGTTGGAGAAGGTCCTTTCGCTAAATCACCATAACCCATTTTTTCAGCAATTGCTGTTTTATTTACAATAGAACCCATATCACCTTGTCCAAAATTCATAGTTCTGAACCCACCATCTCCTTGTGGGATTCCACCACGTGTTTCATTAAGGATTTGATTAATCATTGGATTTTTACTGAATTGTTTTTGTGGTACTAAATTATTAGATATTGATTCTTCAATAATACCATCTTCCATCATAGCTTTAGCCATTGATAATCCTGTATTTTTTGGCTTAGCAGGTTGTTTACTTTCTGTTATTAGTTTTTTTACTTCAGCTCTTACAGTTTCCTTAATTAATGCAGGCAATTGCTCTTTAAGCTCCTCTTTAATAAGAATTTGAATAGCTTTTAATAGTTTGTCCGTATCCATACTTTATTATTTGTTATGTTTATAAATATTTGAATTGTTATTTTTGGAATTATTATAATTGTTACTCATATATTGAAACGTGCATTGGGTCATTATTACTTAACCAAGTCATTCCTTGCGATTTGAATATAGCTGCTACTTGTTGGAATCCTCTATCAAATTCATCTAAATCCCTTAACTTTTTAGCACCAACATAAATACCATCTGATTTAAATTTATAACCATATGGGTATTTGGTGGTGTTCATATCAATAGCAGTCCCCCAACTATGATTTGATAATCTACTTCCACAAGTTACGTTTCTAACTGCTAATCCACCACCACAATTTAGAATATATTTTTGCAAACCCAACGCTTTTATTTTTACAAGTGCCGGCTTAACAATTGCTGCTAAATCTTTGTGTACCGTTATTTTTTTATCTCCACTTGCAGTTGGGAACATTATTTGTGTACAATTTTTGGTCATATATTCCGTATTTACTTTATACCAATACCTTGTACAAGTACCAGCTTGCGTAGAATTTACTTGAAAATTAGGAGCTGTACCTAAAGCCGGCCATACTCCATTACCACATTTTCTAAATAACGCTTCATCTCCTCTACCAACAGGCCCTGCTACGTTTCTTTGCGGTAAATCTCCGGCCGGAGTTGGTTCTAATGGAATTGGTGCCGGTTGTGGTTGTATTATTTGTGGGTCAGTTACTGGGTCTACACCAAATTCTTTTTCATTATTATATTCTCTTACACGAAAAAATGCCGATTCTTCAGTAACATCACTATTATTTTCCATAGCGGCTTCTTCCGTTTCAAATTGTTCTTCATACAATTGTTGATTTGCAGGATATTCTTCATTAATATCACGCTCTATTGCTTCGGCTTCTTCAAAAAATTCATCAGATGTTAGTCCTGATAAGTTTGCAGGTTGTACACTATATCCGGACCAATTAACTATTCCAGGTCCAGGTGTGTTCAATGGAGGGTATGTAGATACGGTATTTACAATACCACTAACTGTATTTAAATGTTGTTGTGCGTATCGTATAAACTCGTCAATTATTAATTTATGATTTTTAGTTGGTTGTATAGCTCCCATATTACGCTTGTCTTTGTTCTTTTGTCAATGTATAGAAACCCCAATATTCCCAATGCCAAGCTTCATCCATACCACCACCATCGGCTAATCTATATGGATTATACCATCCGTACTTAGGACCATTTTTAGCTAACCATTGGTATATTTTAGAATTTTCTCTGGTGTATCGAGCTGGTCCGGCGGTTGCCCTACCCACACCCAATGAACTAGCTCTTGCCTGCTGCATACCAGCTATCTCACCAAAATCAGTTGATAACCCCCACCCATGCGGTGAAGAACCTGGTTTAGCTGCACTACTTGAGCCATACTTCTCAAAACAAGCTACTTGTCCGGCATAATCTCTATATGTTGATGATACTCTCCATTTAACTCCTTCTTTTTTGGCTTGTGCTATCATTTTATTATACATTTTTGCAGCTTCAATGTGTAATATTCCTCCACCATATGATGCATCTATACTTCCTAATTTGTCTCTTGGTATTTTACCATTTCCAAAACTTGCTAAACCAGGTGGAGGTGGTGGTGCTGTTGCCCCTACATTCTTTGTTATTTTTGGGCTATTTACTTCCGTAATCGGTACATTATTTGGGTCAACCGGTGTTGAAGTATCAATTGGTATAGGAGCTGGCTGTGGTGGTACTACTTGTGGGTTATCTATTGGGTCTACTCCACTAATTTCAACTTCTTCCGCTTGTGTATTAAAAAATGATGATTCTTCTTCTTCTAATTCTTGTGGGTCATCTGTTTCTTCATCTTCTGGTATTTCTCCTAATATTTCCTCAGTTTCTCCAAGTTCAGTATCGGGCATATCATCGTTTTCAGTTTCACCTTCTCTTAAATCAGGTTCACTTCCTCCTAATGTGGGTTGTTGCCATTGTCCACTATTCGTACATACGATAGATACAATTTGAATATTTTGAACTGCTCCGGTTGCTGGTGGTGTTGTAAGTGGTGATGGTATTGATGATGGGTCTAATTGTGCACCTGTCCAATACGCCAAAACTCCTTTTCCCATTTCACCAACTAAATCATAAGGTTCTTTTTGGGTTACACCACTATCCAAAGCCGATTTGATTAATAGTTTCAAAGATTGTACATTTCCTGTTTTCATCTTTGATTGGAATAAAATATCAGCACCTCTTTTTATAGCAGCATCGTATTCAGTTGCATATAAATCTGCAATCGTATCCGTTGAAGTTATAGATTCTGGATTCGTTACTACTCTTAATATATTTTCTTTAAATACATCCCAAGACATTTTTAAGAAGTTTTATTTAATTCACTTAATACAGATTTTAATTTAGATTTTATTGTATTAAATGATGGTGTATTTATAGGTCCGGTTGCTGATGGTCCTGATGGTGTTAGGAATTGTTGTGCCACTATTGCATCTATCAATTCTTCCATTAACGAAACCCAACTATCACCTTTAACTAATGGTTCTAATTTAGTATTACCTAAATTTATTTTACCATTTGCTGTATTGAAATTTATATCTCTATCAGATGCTGTAACATTTATATTATCACCAACAGTAATATCAATTCCTAATTTATTATCAATTGACATAGCCCCATCTGATATAAATCCATAATTCTTTTTTGAAAAGAACATCATTTCTGCATTTTTTGCTGAAATAATAACTCTACCAGAATTAATTAAAATTTGGTCTCCTATTAATTTAGATGGAAACGCTTTAAATGAATTAGGTTTAGTTTCAAAATCAGATGAACCTTTATCATCTATTGTTCCGGGTTGAAATGCTAATTGATATTGATTAGAACCTAAAAGAATTACACTACCATCTCTATTTATATCTTCTTCAGTTGGTAACTTTATTAATTTCTTTTTTGATTCAGCATTTTCATTATTTCTTAATATTATTGTTGGTGAAAATATTTTTTGAGAATTATTAAATCCAGAAAATCTAAGAGATTGTCCAAATCTAGTTTCTATTAAACTATCTCCCTCATATAATTTTAATTTATGTACTCCAGGTTCTTCTTGAAAGTATTCACCAAACTTATCATATTTAGCAGATTCATTTACATTACTCATTGTGGTTCCTGTTTCCTGAACCGTTTTGTAATTTTTCTTTGCATCATCCGTTTGTTGCGTAGGTGGGAATAATTCTGATATTAGTGTTTTTTTACTATCGATATTTGGTGTTTTTTCTAAACCAATTCGTCTATAATATGATACACCATTATTTTGAAGTATTTCAACCGATTCATTTACTAATGGTAATGTTTTAAAATTTTTATCATAAGGAAATGCTACTGGTAATGAAGCATCATCAGTACTTGGTTGTCCTGTAATTCTATATTGAATTGCACCTACATATGCAGCTTCTCCTTGTTTTTCTATTTGTTGTTCACCAACATTTTTTAAATAAGGGTGAGTTTCATCTAAAATAACAGAATACACAACACCAAACCCCATTGGTTGTTTAGTTCCAGCAGTTTGTACGGAACTGACAGAACTTTGTGAATTATCTAATGACATTTTATTTCATTTTCTTTTTTAAATCCTCTAATTCAAATTCTAAATCATCCACTCTTTCAACTTGCTCTTTAGTTTCATCTAATTCCTTGAGTAATTGATTCTTTTCAAATTCAGTTAAGAAACCATCCTGTCCTTCGGTTTTCTTTTCAGATGCCATAATTTTAGTTGCGATTGTTGCCAATTTAACCAATTGGTCGTCATTCTTTACTGAACTATCAATTAGTGAAGATAATATTGGACCTACACTCGCTACATCACCTGAGTGTTTAATCATTTTTTTAAGTTCCTCAATTAAAGAACTTATCTTTGATTTTTTTGATAATTGATTATTATATATATCCTCAAATAGAGAACTTAGATTCTTTCCTTTAAATAATTCGAATTCTGTTGACATGTTAATATATTTACATTTTGTATGTATATAAATATGGTTCTATTAAAATGTTGAAATT